CATATTCAGATCCAATATGACCTTTCATAATTGTATAAATTTGAGCAATATCTACTCTGTCTACCCAGTCCTCAAAATGAGTTAATTTATCTGAAGCATATGTCCACGATCTGGGAGATGCCCATGCTTCATTTTCTCTTGGATCACTGGATAAATACATCGGTTGATTTTGTAAGAACATTAATATATCTGTCCTTATACCATAATCCACAGCGAAGTTTCTTGTCCAGTCATCAATGTCGCTTTTAACATCAATAAAATCAATCCTGTTAGTAATAGGTGCAAGCATCTGCTGGAATCCTGCTCTGTCGTTTGACCTATTACCTGCCATTATTAAAACAACATTCTTAGGAAGTTGATGTGAGTTGATAGACCGATATGTAAGTAACTGGAATAAGTAACTCTGCATTGTTTTATTTAACAAATGAATATCATCCAATGCGAGTACCATTGTATCTTTATCCCAATTAAATGCTACATTACCTTTATCATCAGTTGGAGTATATCTTATATTCCGAAATGAAAATAATTCAGGTAATGACCATTGAGTATAAAGTGGTTCTTCCTGTACTTCATACTCAGGGATAGTTTTAATAATATCTGAAATCGGTCCCATTTTTGAAAGTTCTTTCATTCCTTTAACATCTTTTAAACTTTGAGCAAACCAACGATGCCATTGTTTTTCAGATGCTGATCCTGCTTTAGGTAAACCAGTTAACTGCTCAAGTTGCATTGTTGCCATATAATAAACAGTCAATGCAGTAGGATGACCCTTTGCAGTAAGTTGTTTACAAATTGTTTCAAGTAAATCACTCTTACCTATTCCAGGAGGACCTGATATACAAAGTGCACTATATCGAAGTTCATTAGCATGTGAATGTTTACTTAATGCAGTCTTATGCATCATGATATGATTTTCAACAAATGGTACTACTTTATTAAGATCAAGAACACCCCCAAATACTCCTTCGTCGTCAGCTACTTTCCTTTTTCCTGCCATAATCCCCATCTCCCTTATATTTTAACTTTTATTATTTTCCCATTGATCCCGGGATGTTGTCTGTCGTTATTTGTAATATAAATCCTTGGTAACCAATATGGAAGTAAATGTTGAGTATCTTCCACATCTGAATCCAAATCTGAACAACTTATATATGCTGATACCATATTATCTGGATCTTTATTTATATACTCAGTAATCTTTTCAAATACATCTTTATGACTTGTACCGCCACTTTGTTTTCTTTCAAGAAGTTCATCAATATCAACTTCACCCATATCTTCATACATTTTAGTCCACCCAACATTCCAGTCATGTTTAATAACCCAAAGAGCTTTATAATGTTCTCGGCTTTGTTGAACAATACCTACAGCATCTCGAACATCATTATCACTCATTGATCCTGATTCATCAATACTAAATATAACAATCCCGAATTTTTCTTCTTCAATTCGAACTGGTCTATAAGCAATTGTTGTAGGATTAGCTAACCATAAAGGACTGGGTTTCGACCAAGCGACTTCCCAAGATTTTTCAAGTGCAGTCATGATTGAATCAGCTAATATCTTCTTCCAATCAACCTGTACTTTAAAAAGTCGTTTAATAAATTTCCCAAGTTTAGATGAACCTATTCCTCTTGTTAATTCACCTTCCATCATTTGACGACCAATCGCAGCAGATTCTTTCATCTTCTTATCCATTTCATCTAACTGCTCAGAAGTCATATTTGCAGGAGTTGGGAATTCAACTTGTACATCTTTAAACTTTTTACCATTAACTTCAAATGTAGTTTCAATTACATTTATTTCCTGAGATGAATCTTCTTCAGTACCTTTATCACCAGGTTTCTTATCTTTATCCTTGTCATTTTTATCTCCTTCTCCTTCTCCTGGATCTTTGCCACCCAATAAATCTGAAATAGACATCTTGGATATTTTTTGTTTGTATTTACATTTCTTACTCATAAGTACATCATAAACTTCTTCTTCGATCATGTTATCAAACATGTTATCAATACAAAATTCTTTATTATATTGACTTGTATTACATGAAATAAGTTTAACCTTTTGATGTGGCTCAAGAGCTTGTAATAGCAAATTAATAACAAAATCCCCAGCGATATTCCACATATAAGGATTTCGATTTTTAATTCTAAAATCATGAAAAAGAATTATATGCATCATTTCATGTAACAAAATAAATGCAGCAATATGTTTTTCTTCTTTTATCCTTTCAATTGGGTCGTCTGGTTTTGTCCCGATATATATCTGCTGTCTATAATGGTCGATAGCAGCTCCTGCATGTTTTGGTAATGTTTTAGTTGGAATTATTTCATATTCTAATAACTTTAACCCATGTGGTCGAAATATGGGATCCCTGATCATTTTAGATGCTAGTCGAAGACATAACTTTTGAATTTGATATCCTCGACTTAAATCAACATTGTCCTTTTCTATCATGATAATCCTTTCATTAAAAATTAAACTATATAGCTGTTATTAAGACAATTTATAATACAAGTTTTACATACTGCTTGTTTGTGTCTAGGGGGTGCTTTATTGCTCATTATATCTACATTACTTATTGTTAATCTGATATTATTCGTACCTGATAAACGCTTTATATCTTTAAAATTTTCTTTTGGATCAATTGGTTTCCCGCATATATCACAAATCATTGATATAGCCATTTTTATTTCCTTTCAATATTTAAAATTAATAATTACAACAATCTTGATATCATAAATTTATATATATAATCTAAGTTATCTATCCAAATTTCCTCGGCTCTTAGAAAATTATGAATTCTCTAGTTGAAATTGCTTACATAAAGTTATGAACAAATTATAAATTATAGCATTTTCATTTGTCTATATAGTATGTAAAAAATAAGGGAAATTGACATTATGAAATCTAAAAGTATATATGAGCAACTCCAAACTTTCTTGGAGCAAAATGCTGCAGCTGGAATGGCTGCATATGAGACTCCCGCTGGGAGCGGAGGTTTTAAAAAGATGCAATACAGAGGCATCATGAGTAAACAAAAACCTAAAAAAGAGAAAAAGGATTATTAATGAATTTCATTCCTGAATTGAATTACTGGATTTATAATCGATATTTTGAATCTCCTGTGAATGAATACCATTTCAATTTTCCAGAAGAACTTAGTCAACAAAATTGGAGTGTTGATGACTCGATAATAAATCTTCTTTTTAATGAATCATTTACATGTGATTCATATAGATATATGTTTCAGAATATATCATTTCAACAAATCACATGTACATCATTAAGAATGAGACTTTCTGCTTATAGAGGAAATTTAAATATATATGTAATTCCAAATGAAAATATTACAAATAATTTAACAAATACTCTTGAATTAACAGGAGAAGAAATTGAATTAACCAATATATTATTAGATTATAGGATTGTTACATCTAATGATTCATCTAGTATTGTTATTGTTACTGATAAATTAGATGAAATTGATTATAATAATCTACAATCTACTTTCTCAAAATTAATATATATTTATTTACAAGTAATGATAAATGATGATATATCATTATATGATACTACTGAACCTATTGCTGACCCAAATAGATTAATTGAATTAGTATATGAAAAATTTGTATTAGATTCATGCTTTAGAAAATTTCAGGGAGAATATATAGCTTTAGATTCTAGTAGTGAGAGTAAAGTTATCAATCTTCAAAATGAAATTGAATATCTTACAGTTGATGCTACATCAATGACTTTGAATATAACTGAATTAAAGGAAATTCCTTTCTTTTTAGAAGATGTAATTGTAATTATTGATGGTACCAAAAAACAAGTAGCCGTAGATTATACTGTTATAATTATTGATAATATCCCTTTCCTTAGTTGGGAAGGTTTAGGATTACAATCACAATTACAAGTAGGTGATAAACTGTTTGTTTCATATTCACATGAAACAGCTTGGACTTATAATCACACTCCAATCGAGGTAATTTAATTGATTAATGAAAATGATTTTTTCGAAATCCTGCAGTTTTTAAAAGAGGGCGATAACGGCGATGTCCCAGAAGAAGTGCGGAATTTAGCGAATAATACAAAAATACGAACTCAGAATTTTTTCAGTCGTGTTATTGATCAAGTCCCATTTAATTCTTCTGATTATAATAGACTCAGAAAAATGTTAATTGATTGGTATTCTTCATTAGCAACTTTCCAAGATTTGCAAAAAACAAGTTCTGATGCATCAAGTCTTCCTCATAATTTATTGAATAGAGCATGTAGAGGATTTGGATTTGTTTATGCTGACGGCATAGGAACAAGAATTGATAAAGCATTATTTCTTTATTCATTATGTGAATTATATAAAATCAAAGGTACTCCAAAATCAATGAAAAGTGCTTTAGAATTCTTTGGAGTATATGATGTTCAAATATATGAGTGGTGGTTAAAAAATGATCCAGTTCTTGATCAATTATTTATACATAGTAAACCTATCGACCTTGGTGGGATTGAGGTTGAAAAATTAGAAATTCAAAAAGTTCCTTATAATCAATTCAAGTTTGATAATCATTGGTGGTACACTGAACAAGAAATTAAAGATATTGATAACCAATCATGTATTGCATTACCATCAATCACTCCTTATTTCAGTATTCAAGCTTCAGCTAATATTTTAAAATTAAAACAATTATATGGAATAATAGCTAGAAAAATCAATGATGAATATGTTGACGTTCATGATAACTTAATTCCATTGGATAGAGTTATATTTGTAGAAACATATAATATAAATCTTTCAATACTTGAATTAATATTATCAATATCACATATATATAATACATGGTCAGGAAGAACATACGGAAGTAATTCTCCAAATTATGAATATTATCAAGGAGATGAAACAGATTTTGATGTTATAGTAGATGAATATAATCAAGTATTGAGACGACCACCTGATCGAGATAGAGCAAAAGAATTACAAGCAGAATACCTTCTTAAATTTACAAAACTTCAGAGTGAAAATTTTATACAAAATCCTACTGATGTTTCTGATATTTTAAATGAAGTAAACCCTACAGTTTTAGAATGGCTTAATGAAATTCTAGCCTCGTCTGATGATATAATCATTTCTACTTTAGCCACATTGATGAAAGAATTTGATATATACATTCGGATGCAATATGGTATACAAGTATTAAGTTTTTCTAATATGTTATTGGGTCTTAGTGATGAATCAATTGATGATGTTATAAATTTTTTTAAACCTAAACGAGCGAGATTAATTTCCTTTAATTTAATATACGCCATAGATGATCCACTTCATCATGCAATTACAATGGCTGAAATATGGGATCATAATATTCGACAATATCATCCAGAAAGATATATTGAATTAGAAGATGAATTAAACAGATTAAATATTACACATACTAATAGGGATTATTATAATTGTGAAGGAAGTAGTTTAGAAAATTTTGACATGGGTAATTATTTTGATAGTATACCATGGGTATGTCTTCATGATTCTAGTGAAATAATTATTCGTCAACCAGCAGAAGATATTATTCCTCATGTTGACTATTTGAATGAAGTTATACCTACAGCATGGTATGCTGACAGTTATAATAATATAACAGATAAATTAAACATTACAAATATTTTAAAATTTGATGATATAGCTTTCAGAGTTAGAGAAAATGATTTTCATCCTTGTGGTATACCTGGATGGCCTTATCCTGATAGGACTAAAACATATGATATCGGGTATATATATGATGTGGATGAATACATTTGTAAAGATACTACTGGAGAATTAATTGTCCTTCCTGATTGGTATAAATGTGTTGACCCTGAAAGAATATGTATAAATGAATGGTTTAGAGAACGAGTAGAAGTGCAATTTACAGATGTGGCTGGTAGTGGTGAAATTGGTGTGGGATTTGAAACTCTTGAAGATTATTGGAGAGATGAAATTGTGATCACTGTTATTGATGATGGTGGAGTTGTTCCACCAAATCAATGGTATCCATAATAATTACTACCACCGTAATGAACAAATATTATAAAATTATTGTTCGATAGGAGGATTCAAAATGAGTACAAAAAAGGTACGTATATTTGATAACCAGAAAAGATACATGAAAGATATGTTATCTTCAGACAGTAAGAGACCGAAAGGTCGAGTTCAAATATTTGATAAATCATCAGGTGAATTACTAGGGGAATCTGATCAAGTAACATTTCCTGAAAATAAACTTCATGATGGACCAAATCTTATTGTTTATTCTGGAAGAACATGGTTAATGCAAAGAGCATTTGATCAGGATCTTGTACCATCATCAGGAGATGCTTCATCATATATTTCTTGGTTTGGTTTAGGAACAGGCGGAGCAACTTCAGGTGATCCTTTAGATCCTGTAGTTCCAGTCGCTACTGATACAGATTTAGATACTCCAGCTATTATTAATGCAACTGATCCACAATGTGCTAATAGCGGATATCTTCATCCATTTGACTCGATTGTATATGAACAAGATGTAGCAAATGACAATCAATATTTAATTTCAAAAGTAACAACAACAATTGGCAACAACGATGCTGATGGACCTACAGGAACTACTTTTTATGATTTAAGTGAAGCAGGTTTATGGGCATCAAATACAAATGTAGCTGCAAGTGTTGACCCAACAAGTTTAATTTTATTTGCTAGAGTTACCTTCAGCACCATCAGAAAACATGATGAAAGAGAGATAGTTTTTATTTGGTCGATTTACTTCTAAAAAAGATAGGTTAATGGTCAATTTTTCTCGATTCATTTTTAGAACAAAAATAAAAATATATCCACGTTTTCTGTGAAATATACTTCATTAGGAGGATAAAGAATGGCAATTCCAATTTCACCAGGTGTCTATACCAAAATAATTGACCTATCTACTTATGTACAAGCTGTACCTGGAACTATAGGTTTCGTCTGTGTAATTTCCAGAAAAGGTCCAGACAATAAACTTACATTTGTTGGTAGTCAGGAAGAATTGTTTCAGCAATTCGGCAAACCTAATATCACCGATTATGGCAAACAATATGGTCAAGGTCTTTATATAGCCAATAACCATATGTCTGTTTCATATTCATTGTATGTTATAAGGCCACTTCCTGCGGATGCAACTTATGCAAACCTTTTCATGGTAGCAGATTCAACAAATATGGCAGTTACAGTAGAATCACTTCCTTCTCAGAATACAATTTTAGAATTGAATACTCAATTGGAAACAGCAGTTGGTTTCCTTACTCCAATTTGTTATTTTATTCCTGTAGGTCGTGGTGATGTATATGAAGATTTAGGTGTAAGATTAACTGTACATGCAAATCCTACAGTTGAAGATGTTTATATACTTGACGTATATGAAACTCAATTTGATGGGGATGATGTTATTATTGAAACTTTCGAAGTTTCATTTGATGATACACTGTTAGACGAATCAGGAGAATCAATTTTCATCGAAGATGTTCTTAAAACCTATTCCAAAACTTTAATTTGTAAAGTTAATGAAAATGGAGTAGATGCAGTAGAAATAAATAGTCTTGATTATACTGAGCCTTTCTCTAGTCCAGTTGCGATTCATTTAGCTGAAGGAAGTGAAGGTTCACTCGTGATAGTTGATCCAGATACTGGAAAAGCTAGAATCGATTCTACAGTTGCAGATCAAGTTCTTTCTCAAGCATATTCTGGAATTATTGATGATGATGTTGTAGATCTTGATAATATCTATTTTACACTTGTTTGGGATGCAGGATATCCTACAAATGTTAAAATGGCAATTTATACACTTGTAAATGATTACAGACGCGATTGTGTTGCTATCATGGATAATGGTGACAATGCTACTTATGCAGATGCAATAATAGCAAGAGAAGATGAACATACATTTGATTCTAGATATGTTGCTTTATATGAATCATATAATAAAGTTTACGATACATTTACAGGTCGTGATATTTGGGTTTCTCCAGTTTATCATATGGCGACATTAATTCCGCTTAATGATAAATTGTATGATATCTGGTATCCATCTGCAGGATTGAATCGTGCAACAATAGGTACAATTAAAGAACTTAGATTCAATCCTAAATTGGGTCAAAGAGATAACATGTATCTTGCTCAATTGAATCCGATTGTGAAGTTTAATGTTGGTTACACTGTTTGGGGTCAATTGACTTCTCAAAAGAGACCTAGTAAACTTCAGGATCTTCATGCAATTCGTACTGTTCTTTATATTAAGAGAGCTCTTGAGCAATATCTTAAATTCTTTATCTTTGAGTTTAATGATGAAGAAACTTGGTCACAGATTGCTAGTGATATTACTCCGTTTCTTGAGTATATACAGGCAGCAAGAGGCCTTAGATCTTACAATGTTGAAGTTGGTGCAACTGAATACGAATTAAAATCTAAAATGTGTCATTGTAATGTTACACTGGAACCAACTCCAATAATTGAGAAAATTATGCTTAACCTGTACGTTAAATAATATGAACAAATAAAAAAGAAATTCTGGAGGATATACAATGGAACAATCTTTCCAAAACATAATTAATAACAGGTTCGATAGAAACTTCGGTGGTACCAATGTAGGGGTAGCTGATCCTTACATTACTGGTTATCAATTCGTCAAGTTCGTCGACTTGCCAACAACATTACCAGGTGCGCTTGGAGCTACTGCAAATCTACCTGGATTGACGGGAGCAAAAGATATTTCAGCAACTCTTGAAGCTTCATGTCAATCTGTTACTCCTCCGGGAGGAACATTAAATAAGACAGAATTTGCTGGTCTTGGTGGAACTAAATGGGGAGCTCCTACAAGTGTAGATTATGGTAATACAATGACAGTTAAATTCTTAGAATATTCATCTCTTCCTATCCTGGCTATTTTCCATGGTTGGACAAGAATGATTAGAGATTATCGCACAGGTGCTTCTTCATTGACCGGCGCTAATTATGCAAAACAAAATTATTCTTGCTCAATGTTTTTCTGGACAACTAAACCAGATGGCGTTACAGTTGAATATTATTCATTGATGGTTGGAATGTTTCCTACTAAAGATCCTCAAGATCTTTATGCAGGTGATATTGCAACAATTGATAAACTTGAAGTCGATGTTGAATTTCATGTTGATCGTGTTTGGCATGAAGACTGGGTTTATACTCAATGTCAGATATTAGCTAGTCGTTACAGAGGCGAAGGTGCTAATTTCCACGGTCAGCTTAAAGATGGCGCTGATGCTGATGGAGCACATGATAGTCCAAAAGTATAATTAAATTTACATATGGTATTGGGGAATTAATTTTCCCCAATATCATTTTTTTCCATAAGGAAATTATAAAAAAGTTTTTAAAGGATTATTTTTATTATAAAATTGATTAACATATAATCAATATGTCGGAAACTATAAATATTCGTTAATGGTTAAATTATTTCAGGAGGTCTCACAAAATGGAAATACTTCCAAATGTACAAATTAAGTATCCAGAGTATTCAGTTATCACTCCTCAAACAATGAGAGAGTATACTGTTAGAACTCTAAATGTAGAGGAAGAGGAACATTTCAAATCAAGTATATTGATACCTAATCAATTTGCTGAACATTTGAATAAAATCATTTGGGCATGCATAGTAAAAAAATCAGGAGATATTACTGATTTTCCAACCTTCCTGCAAAAAACAACAATTCGTGATCGTGATGCTCTTCTTTATGGTTTGTATCATATTAGTTATAAAGAAATAAGTGATTATGATGTGTATTGTTCTGCATGTGAAAAACAATTCCCAGTTAAAATCAATATAGCTAAATGTTTTTCAGCTGAACCTTATATCCCATATGACCAAGTTCAAAGGTATCTTGATTTTCAAAAGAAACAAAAAGGTATTCCAGTTGCTAATGCACAAGTTCCAGAAGTAGATAAGAATGATCCTTCATTGAGTGAAGAAAAAGCAGCTAGTTTATTATCAAAAGAAGATCCTACTTTGATTGCTCCTATTACTGATAAACCTATTATCAAAACTGAATTGAAACCTATTGTTGAAACAAGAGGACCTGAACCAATTGAAGATCCAATTCTTACTACTATCAATCATGATGAAATAATCGAGAAAAGAGTAAAAGTCGTTTTACCTACAGCTACTAATATCATTGCTTATATAAAACAACCAACATTAGCTGATGAAGAATTGGTTACAAAAGATCCTTTATTTCAATCAGAAAAAGAGCAGAATATTGCAACTGAACTTCTTGTAATTGATAGGTTTGAAATAATTCCTACTGGTGAAGGTGAAGATTCTAGAAACAAAGCTATTATTAAAGAAAAAGATAATCTATATGTTTTATATCGTAAACTACCTGCAACTGACAGGAAGTTAATTAATAAAGCATATATTGATAATTTTGGCAAATACGGAATTGCTCTAAAGGTACAAACTCGATGCAGCTTTTGTGGCGAAGTTGCGGAGTCTTCAATCGACCTCGTCAACCAATTTTTTCGCGCATTGTATCAATAAGGAATCAATTGAACAGTTTATAAAATCGCTTGAGGAGAATATATTTTTGATGCAGGAACTACTTCATCAAAATTATTTAGATATATTGAAAATGCCCATAGATAGGTTTTATGGGCTACTCAAGCTCAAAGATAAATTCGACAAGGAGGTAGCAAAGATCCAACAAGAGGAGATTAATAAAAAATAAAAATACTAGTGGCGATAATAGAACAAATATTAAAATTAGGATTGACATATGGCAAATGATTTAAAAACGTTTGATACCGAAATTAAAGGAAAAGTTAATAGTCTTTCTGATTATAAAGACTCTATTGCATCAACTGGAGATTTTGCTAAAATAGCAGGAATTAATGTTATTGTCCAGTCATTACGAAACTTATTATTGACACCTTTAGGTACATACCCATTTAATCCTAATTATGGTAGTGAATTATATAAGAAGGTATTTGATCCTTTAGATTCTGAAACTAATGAAGATATTGAATTTGAAATTCGTGATCGTGTGATTGAATTTGATGATAGAATAAATGTACAAAGTGTAACTATTGTTCCGCTATCAGACAGAAAAGGAGTAACGGTAACAGTTAAAATTAAAAAGGATGAAGAAGAGGCTGATGTAAAAGTTGAATTAGATGAACTCGTAATTTTTGGATTGGAGTAAACTTAATGATTACTATGAGAAACCAATATAAGTCATTAAAAACTGTATATGAGTCTACTCAAGAACAAGAGGCGATAAATCGACTTGAGAAGAAAATAAACCAGTTATATGAAATGTTAAGAAAACAAACTTCTGTTAAAGGGTCAATTAAAAGTGCAGCTCTTGCTGCTGCAGGTGCTACTTTTGTAGGTTTAGTATTAAGTTTAAGTGTAGCAGTATACAATTGGTATATTAAAAAATATGCAATTGAATGCATGAAAACTAAAGGATTAGTAAAGAAAAAATGTTTAGTCAAATTACAAATGTCTGCAAAAAAACAACAAATATTAGTTCTTCAGAAAAAGATGACATTCTGTGTAGCTACTCCTAAACCGATAGAATGTAAATTTAAAATGAAAAGAAAAATTTCATCTGTATCCGATGATATTAGAAATTTAAAAGAAAAATATAAAAATACAAAATGATCAGGAGAATTTATAATGGCAACCTTTAATGTTTTATTAGAATACCTACTTCTTGAAGGTACAGAAAAAGAAAAATATATGAAGTTACTTCAATTCATTGATCTTCAAAAAGATAGTACTGATCCAGGAATAAAAAATACAGTATCTAATGCTAAATTAAGACTTGTAGAAATGCAAAAAAAATATCCATATTTGAAAAAACTTAAATTGAAAGCAAATCATTATAAAAGATCTGCTCCCCCTCCTCTTGGTGGTGGTAGACGACGTTGGACTGGCGGAGCCGGAAGTAATTATAGGTATTCAGGAAGGAGCCAAGCAAAAGTTACTGCTATTATAGATTTGAGTTTCTTTGCAATTATACTTACTACAGTATTAGTTCGATTAAGAAATGAAGCACGAGCAGAAACTCAACGGGTATGCGGACACCTAAAAGGTGATAAGAAAAAAATATGTTTATTGTTAGTAATAATAAAAGGTAAACAGAAAGAATTAAAATATCTTAATAGTCGGAAAAAAGGATGTAAAAATACTAGTAAACCTGAAAAGTGTCTTAAATATATTAACAAATTGATAGTGAAAAAAGAACAATCAATAAACAAATATAAAGATAAATTATCTAAACTTAAAGGGTAATTAATATGCAAAAATGGTCTAGGATTCATGATTATGCCTATCAGTACCAACAGTGGGTATACAAGATGTATTCAGAAATGGGACCAGCTTATCCTTGTACATATTGGAATCAAGATCTTCCTAATTCAGTTTATGACGGAGAAGTATTAGATAATGCTTTTTATCAACAATTTGATAATTTATCAGGTATGAGATGGAGAAAAATATTATTCCTTCCAGTATTCCATATCGAGCAAATTTCAGTACAACAAAATGCAGATGAGCAAGGTATGACTAAAAAAGAACAAACAGTTTCATTTGTAATACCTAGTGAATATGGTTTTAATCCGATGCCTCATGATTTTATTAAATTCGAACAGCATGTTCTTCAACCAGATAGTCAGGGATATTATCCTACATATGAAATTTCAAATTTTGAAAAAGCTACTAATACTCAAATTACTCATTGGAAAGCACAAGCTAAAGTTAGTCATGCTACTACTAAACAGTTAGATAGATCTTTATCCGCAGTTGATGTATTTCTTGATTATAATAAAAGGATATATAAATCAGAGAAAGCTGCTTTTATGTTTAGGTTATTAGAGAAAAACCAAAATTTATCTACAATAAATGATTACTATAAATCAAATCCTAATTTATATTTTATGGACAAATAAATGCCAATCCCATATACTGCCAATCTAATAAATAGAGTATTAGTAAATGAAGCTTCTAAAGTTCTAATGTCAAGAGATAAACAACTGTCATCTTTATTAAAACAAGAAAAAGATTTAAGAAAAAGTTTTAAAAAAGAAAAATCTAAATTAGAGAGATTGGCAGAAGAAAGTCTTAAAATGACAGAATTGTATAGTAATTATGGGTCAAAAGCTGTAGAGACATTAGAAGAATATAAAAAAATAAATGGCAAAAAACAACCTAAACGAAAAAAGAACAAAGGAATTAAAATAAATAAATATAAAAATGAACGAAAAAAAATTAAAAAGAAGATTGATAAAAATGAAGAAAAACGAATTGTAACTCGTATTATTAAAAAATATTATCGAGATACTTTAAATAAAATTAAAATGACTATTAAAAAGAGAAAAACTCAAATAAGAAAAATAAATAAAGTATCGGCATCGAAAAAAATTGCTAAAGCATTAAAAAAATCTAAAGGACGATAACCAATGTTTGATTCTAATACAAAAGCAATTGATATTTTAACTTCTAGGGATTCGATTAGAGGTAAATTAATTGATTATGCAAAAGATTATCTTGATTTGCAAAATGTAGATTTTACATATACTTCATTTTTATCATATGTAATCAATGTACTTAGTCAATTAACTGCTAATCAATTATATTATACATCAAGTGTATATAGAGAATTCTTTATTACTGAAGCACAAATGGAAGAGTCTGTATACAATCTTGCTAAATGGATAGGATATATTCCAAGTACAGCATTACCAGCAATGTGTGATGTATTATTAACATTCCCGTTAAAATTCAAAGAAGATGATGTAACTTTTATTATACCTAATGGATATCAGATTAAAAGTGGAGATATTATTTACACTAGAGATCTTCCTATGACTATTCAAATAGAACAATCATTAGTAGATATTGAATATCAAGATATGGAGAGTGATGGTATAAATGTTAGAGTAATTGATAATAAAGCTGTTACTGCTAGGAATCCTGAAGGTTATTTTTATCCTGTTCTTTTAAATTCAGAAACAGAAGTTGCTCAGATACTTATTCCATTTACACAATATGAAACTCAAGAATTTACATATAGTGTCCCTCAAGATTTAGAATTTTATCAATTCTGGTCAGTGCAATTAGAATTCAAAGGAATGCCTTGGAGAGTAAATGTATATGAAGGTATTAAACAAGGTGATACAATTGTATATGATCTTTTAGAACAAGCAGAAGGAAATTCACTTTATACAATGAGTTCATATGATAAAAAATATGTATTTGTTTCAACTTATAATAAAGCAGATATTTTCTTTGGAAATGGTGTTATTGGTAAACAACCAACACCGGGATCTACAATTAAAGTTGAATTATTTTTAACTAAAGGTGAAGGTGGTAGAGTAATTACAGGAACATTAACTAAACCTGACAAATTATATTATACCTATTATGATTCTCCTAGTGGAAAAAATAAAACTCTTCCTATTAAAGTAGTTAGTACTAATCCATCCCCAGCAGAAGGTGGAGAAGATTCTCCATCATTATCAGCAATTAAATCTAGAGCAATTGCTAATTTAACATCAAAGGGAAGATTTGTTTCTGAACTTGATTATGATGATATGATTGATATCATACCTGATACCCCTTTAAGCGATGCTAAGCCAGTATTGAAAAGATCTGATATAAAAGTAAATGAAATTATGGTATTTACTAAATTGAAATATCAAGATCAAATTTGTCCTACTCGTAATATCATAATGGAAATTGATTCTTCATCACATGATGTGATAATTGATCCTAGTACAATTATAGATATTGATGGTGAAGATTATGAAACAATGTTTGCAATGGAACCAGATATATATACTAAATCAGTTGATTATAGTTATCTTGTAAATGATGTAAATATTACACCAGTAATTGAACAAATATCTGATTATGCTCAATATTCATATATCATTATCACAAATTGTAATTTTAAAAGGGTTGGAAATAAAATTGAATTGACTGCTGAAGTAACAAACATTACTGATAGAGTATATGATTTTGAATGTGAACTTACTACCATATGGGATGGCGATATATATAATATGATGTCTCAAATAGATGGAAGTGGTAATTTAGTTAGCTTCTTTTATGAATTCCCTTATTATGGTGATATTCCATTAAATCAGCAAAAATTCAAATTTAGAATTACAGGAATGGTCCCATTCGATTTAATTCCTGGTGGTACTGTAGATGAAAGATTAACGATATCAGTATATTCATCTGATGCAATTATAAGAAAAGATTTAAGTGAATTTATGATATCTAGTATTACTGGAGATTCTACATCTAGTTATGAAATTCATAATGTACCTGTAATTAGAACACAATGGTTTATTGATGAAGAAGTTGATAGGAGTTTATTTGAATTAGTAACTGTTCAGGCATTAATTGGAAATATTGATATTAATTCAAAAAGAATGTTAACTGATTTTATTAATGTAAAATTCTCAGATACTACTGGTACATTAAATAATATGAAATACAATGTTCCTAGTCAAGGTGATGTTACTAGTAGAACTCAATCAGCAGTTCCAGCATCACCTGTAATTGGAGAACAATGGATAGTAAATGGTACAGAAGATGTTAGTTGGGTTCAACACAGATGGAAGATAGGTCGATGGACTGATATCGGTTGGATATTTATTGAAGTTTCAAGAAATAGTAGTGCTTATGTAGAAGATGAAGAAATCAATGTAGTATATAATAATACAGAATGGATTGAACCTATATTTGATATACCATTCGGTGTACAAGCTGTTGTAAGTAAAGATTTACTAAGTCCATTAAGTAGTTCAGCATTAATTGAAAATATACGTGATTCACTTCTTGAAACGTTTACTCCTAAATTTGCAATGGATGTAAATATAGACAGAAGTGAAATAATCAAAGTAATAAGAAATGTTCCAGGTGTAACATATTGTGATTTAATTTATCCTAGTATTAATATCAAATTTAATTACAATATAGAAGAATTGCCTCAAACTCAATTGCTAGATTATACTCCTCAATTAGTTGCATTTACATATGATAATATTAGTATATCAATTCGTGAAATAGATAATAATTAATATAAGGGCTCATAATGATAAAACTTACTCTTTCAGGATTTGAGGTCGATGATCGTGATGGAAATCTTCTACGTAGATTCATTGAATCTAATGTGGGAAATGAACTTTCTAAAATGGCTAAAGATTGTTATTATCCTCGAGTAGCACCTTTATTTAAAGAATTAATGATGAGAACTAATACAAATGAAAAAATGTTAAAAGAATATTCTCGTCGTAGATACCCTCAATATAAATTTAAATTGTTACATGATAATTATACTACATTACTCATTTTAATTACTCAATATTTTATTAATGATAAAAAAGATGAAACAGGAGCTAGATGGGCTTATAACTTATTTGCAATAAGATATTATTCAAATATCATGTATAAATATATTAAAATGGGATGTAACCCTGATTATTGGAGATATGCGATGGAGCATATTTCTCATTCACATTTATTCAGAACACAGAAAACAGTTGGTAATTCAGTTATGTATTTAAGTCAACAAGTATATAACAGACATCATAAAGATATGGTTGAAGATGACCCCGAAGGTATTATGAAAATGATCATGTATTTAAGATCAAGAATCAATCAATCAAGTAAAAGTTTTTACAGACATTATTATAGAGCAAGTGCTGAAAAGAAAGGTCTTTCTTCAACATCGGATGATAAAGAAGCATATGCACGTGAAACATTTGAGCAAAATATTAAGAAATTTGCAAGTGATAAATCAAAAGATATTTGTGTATATGGTAAAGTAAATAGGAAAGCAATTTTAGAAGCTCAACGATTAACTAGATTTAATAAAACATTATCTGTTAAATATGCTGAGTCATTAAACAATTCTGAATATATTGATCAAATAGAAACATTACTTATACTTATGATGCGAGGATTGACTTCGATGGATGAAGTATGTACTAATAAATTTATTGATCATATTAAAAAATTAATGGCAGTTAAAACATCATCCAAGCCAGTTTATTTCAAAAAGAATTTAATGCAACTACATGATAATCATATCATTCCTGATCTTGAATTGACTATTTGGTTTAAAAAGCTATCAATTCAAACTAAAAAAGTATCTAGAGACTTTATTGCTTATTACTTAGCATTCTATATGAGGAGCTATATCTGCTAACCATTTAAGGAAATTTGTGTTATATATATTAATTAGTAATAAGTGAGGATTCTACGGTAACATTTTTAAGTAGTAAATCAACAAAGAGGTCTATTAATTTAACCAGAAAAAGGAGATTTAAAATGGCAAAAGCTAAAGGAGATTTAAAGAAGATCAATAAATTTCTTGAAAGTCTTAAAAGTGAGAAATTCATCAATTTACCACAGGAAGAAAAAGCTGCAAATTTGAAAGTTGGTGTATGGAAAATTTACAATTTCACCGACAAGTTAAAGATGGTAAACCGTATTGAAAAGGTTCAGGGAAGTAATGGGTATAAAGTACTTGACCCGACTCCACTGACAGAAGCTGATTATGAACTTGCTTTAAAGGGAATAAGAGAAGCTACTAAGCTACTCAAAAATGATCCGGCCAGAAAAGTTCATAAACGTAAACCTCCTGGTGTTGATATTGAAAAACATAATGGCACAGGACCCGTTGCAGAGTTGGAAGGTCCTCTTCACTTAGGAGGAAACGGAACTGATGTATCACCTCTTGTTGACAGAACCGTAAAAGTTACACTTGAAGGGGATGCTGAAGCAATAAAGTTTATGCTCAATGGAAACGGAGGAAGATGATGGCTAGAAGCAATATAGGAATTATTATTGTACAGTGGTGGAGTAATGTGAACATGAGGTATGGTAGTGATAGTTTAAAAGCTATCATTGCTGGGGAAAGGTGTCGTCGAGTAGAAAATCTCGATAACGGAGAAGTATATGCTTTCTTAAATCGAAAACGCAATATCCTTAAATTGATTGGTAACTCAGGAGCTGTAATTGTTCATAAGCTTGGAGAGAATCTGACATGGGATGTTACACTCAGGCAGGAACAGATATTTAAAATGGCATTGAATTGCTTCAATATGGATTTGACCTTTTCTGATAGGGCATTTTCCAGAAGTAATGCAATAGCCAATGAATTCGAGGAAGATCATCCTCGACTGGCTAAACAGTATAAAGAAAATCGATCCTCTGAATAGACCTCGGGGGATCCTCACGACTCGAAGGGTACTGTAAGAGTAGTCCGGCGCCCTTCGAGTCTATTTATTAAACCTCAACTTAAGGAGTGAGGTGAATCACAAAATCACGTTATGGGTAATATTAATGTAATACAGTAGAAGAGGTGTTATTATGGTAAGTAAAAAAGTACAAAGTATAATCCATTCAATAATTATTATGGTAGGATGTTATATCATATATTTGTTTGGAGGAGTAGAGCAAAAGAGCTGGTTTGAAATGATTATTCCTAATATAGTAGCAACGGTATCTGGTATGAGTATAGGTGCATTATGTCTTTTTGTGTTAGGAAGTCCTATAATCATATCTTTTGGTTGGTTATGGGGTCCAGTAATAGTCTTAAGTGGAGGAACTTCAATTTTACTTTTCGGTCTTGTTGGAAATGGTTTTGGTGGGATTTATCATCTTATGACTAATCCTTCACATTTCAATTTCAACTGGAGTATAATTATTACTGGTATAGCTATAACATCAGTTACATGTCGTATAGCGAATATTTATATGAATGAGCAAAGAGAAGCAATACCTGAGTCAGTATAAAAATAATTAATAAAAGAGGTTATTGGTACAAACAAAACGGCTAGATAAATCGAATTGCTAATATTTCATGTAATTGTTGCATCGATGCCAGCGGGATATCTTTGTAAAACTACCTAGTACCGCTTACGAAATTGGGGAGTTTCCTCTTGTTAAATTTTAAAGGAAGGAATGATATGGCGTTTAGTGAAGCAGAAGGTATTAAAGCTATAATCGCTTTACACAGAGATGGCAGAACATTGAAGAGCCAGAAGAAAGAGCTAAAAAAAAAATGGAATGAAATGTCAGACGTTGAAAAAAGAAGCATTGAAAATGCGTACAATTTGATTTTTAGGAATAAAGAAAAGAAGAAGTAGTAGAGGGATAATAAAAAGGAAGGATATTTATGATGGCTAAACCAAAGACTAAATCTAAACGTAAAACTAAATCTGAAGATATGGACACATTCGGATTGGTCGCATGTATTGCAAATGTATGTGTAGGAATAGCTTTGTCAACATTAGGACTATCCATGTCTATATCAGATTCTATCAAAAGAAAAAAGAGTAAAAATTAACGAGAGAATAAACTTAACATCAACAAGAAGGAGATATATCATGGCTAAAAATAAACCGGATGATAAATCCAAACCGGATGATAAATCCAAAACTGACGACAATGTTAAACCTAAATGGTTTACCAGCAAAAAATTTAAATTCGCATTCGGATGTTTGATTGGTGCAGGAATAGGATGTTACTTTAACATGATGAACAAGAAAGCGTAGGTGATTTAAAAAAGAAGGGGGAAAGAAACGAGGAGGGTATTTTATGAAAGACGGTAAAGGTAAAAAACCTAGAAACAAATCATTGTATATATTAGAAGTTACAGTTTGTCTTATAGCTTCATTGTATTCTGTATACAATAATATAAAGAAGGTGTCTAAAGTAGTAGATAACAAGTAGTTAAGTATTAATAACATTTTGACCTCCCTACTGTTTAAAGGGAAGTGTTGAGAGACCCGGTATGATTCATGACCCTACCGGGTCTTTTTTGTTTAACTTTCTTTAGCTGCTTCGCCTTCTTTTTCCATTTTAGCTAATCTAGTGTAGTAGTCAGGTAATTCAGCTAAATGATCTTTAGAAATTTCTTTTGCAATTAAAGGGCAATCAGTATGTTCTTTCTCTACATCAATTCCCATTTTAAGTTCATTAGCATCAAATTTTTCATCAGGTACATTTTTATGTTTTCCAGGAGCAAATACTAACCATTTACGAAGCATAAGATATATTTGTTTTTCAAGATCATGATGCTCCATACCTATCTTATCAGCAAGAGCATGAATTTGATCATCATTAATATCAGGACGAGCTAAAAGGAATTTACTTATTATCTTGTCCAATTTAGGATCTGGTTGAATCAATGTAGATTCATTGAGAAGTCTTTTTATAGCTTTCATTATTCAATCCTCTGTTTACGTTTATCTTCCGGCATTAATTTATTTATTCTAAACCTAAAAAGAGAATACTCTCCTTTAGTTGTTTTAACCGTAGGTTGATTATTTTTATCTTTTCCGAATCCCTTTACAATGGCTCTTCTGTTTTTAAACTTACCTACTAATATCATATCACCAACTTTAAATTGAGGAACTTGTTCTGAAAGATAGGATTCAAGTATTTGATATTGACTCATTTTACCTTCTAATATGTCAACTCTAGAACCAGATGATATACCATGTTGATTACAATACCCGGCATTTACTTCCAAAGCATATTTACAAGATCCTTCAGTTGAATGTATTTTTTTACTCATCGGTTCCATATTTCTTACGATTTTAATTATATAACCATCTTCATCAATAAACATTACATCTAAAGGAAACTTGGTATTTTTCATCCATACGCCTTGAGGTCTAACTTCAGGAAATTCAAAAAGCATCCCATGGTTAGCTAAAAGAGAATCACGATGCATTAATCCTTTGAGTAATTCATCTTTTTCACGAGCTACTTCCACTTTCAAGTCTTTCGGAATTACATAACCTGTGGGTGTTTCAATTCTCGCTATCTTCATATTTTTCCTCTTCTATATTATATAAAGAAGTCGATACAACCCTTCTTTTTTATATATTTAATATTACTTATTTAACTATTTTAATGGGACTAGCTTGATAATTTCGACTTGTTTTTGAACAAGACGTTTAGGGATATTAGGATCTTTTGGTTCATCTTTTGTCGATTCTATTTTTTCAACCTTTAAATTTTGACCCCACGGAGTTCGAACAATGTCATCTACTTTGTATTTACCATATGGTAAATTTTTTCGCATAACAAGAATCGAACCCCTAGCCACAATGGTGTTTTGTAGTTTTCCCCATTTATTTTGAGGAAAATCAATTATTTTTACAGACATAATAATTCCCCATTTTTTATTTATGACCCTGCAATTCTTTCAAACATATAAGTATCACAAAATTTCAATGATACTTTCTTTAATGTATTATTATCTACTACCCAAGAAATTGTAGGAAACTTTAATTCTTTTGCTCTTGTATATATAGGAGATGGTAATGTCTTCATTATATCAAATCCTATAACCGATGGTCGACTCATTTTTATATATTTTTCAAATCTAACAATATCATGTGTTCCAACTCGTAATATTAATTTATGACCACCATTCGGAGATACTGATAACATTCTAGGTATTTTTGGAGCTGTTCTTGAAAACCATTGTAATATTAAAGGATCAAGTGATACAATTACAATAGGTCCATTATATCTTTTTAATATTTGCCAAGTTTCTTTACATGAATGTATAACCTCTCTTGGAGATGCATGTTCTTCACTCTTGATATCAATGAATAAAGGTTGTCTTTTATTTACTGTATCTAATACATCTTCAAATAAAGGAATTTTATGTTTAGTATTGAATATATTTAATTTTTGAATATCTACCCAGGAGGTTTGTGATATTAATTGTTTTCTATTAGTTACCCTGGTTAAAAAATCGTCGTGGAATACTACAATTCTCCCGTCAATTGTCATATGAATATCTAATTCAGACGGAAATCCTTTTGTTGTCGCGCGATCAAATGCAGCTAGTGAATTTTCCGGTATACTATTTGACCATAATCCTCTATGAGCAATAGGTCTCTCTATAATCCAATTTGTTTTCATTTTACTCCTTTACCTATTATTTTTCTTTTCTTTTTCATTTTAGAAATATAACCTTGAGTAGCCACTTTACCTTTTTTAACAACTTCTTTAGGTACAGGATATGGACCGACCATTATAATTTTATCATCCTCTGTCAAAAACTGATTAATTGTTTTCATTTTAAAATTTTCCCCATCCTCGCATTTTCCAATAGTCTTTTCTTATTCGATTGAATTTTTCTTTATCTTGTTTATATAATTCGACGAGAGAATCCCATTTATTTCGCTGTATCATATCTCGTTTAAATATTGTGAGTTTTGATTTGGGGGTACGATACCTATTTCTAAACCGAGATTTTATTTCTTTTCCTACATGGTGTCCGACAATTAAACTAGTAGTTAGGAACTCTTGGATGATTTTCATTATGCTAATTCCTTCTGTAATTTTTTAGAAGTTCTTTCTGCTGCAGCTGCTAATATTGCACCTTCTTCTGCAAGTACTTGTGAGATATATGATGAATTTGCTGCTTCTGCTCCATTAGCTGCTGCCATATAAGTCGCTGCTTCTCCTGCAGCTGTTCCAGATAAAGTAATTTTTTCTTCTGCTGCTGACGATTGTGTTTCACATAATAATGCTAATGCTTGAGCAGTAGGTGATATTGATGTTGTTGCTGCTATATCTCCAGCAAAAGTCTTTGATGTTTTCATATAAGCTTCTGATTGAGCTAAAGTAGTTTGTCCTAGTAAGTATGCATTTGTTGCTCCAGTTGGATTTGGTCCTATAATCAAATCCCCTGCTTGTAATTCATCTATTGATTGATATGCTAATTCACCGCCATCTACAAGACTTTGTTCAACTGCTTCAGCCATTCTTGTAGTATCACCTTGTAATTGCATATCAGATTCTTCTACATTCTCAACAACTCGAGTAGGAGGATTATCACGATCAACAACTTCTACATTTGCTCCTGTATTAGCTGCAATATTTGAAACATCTAAAGTATCATCAGATGTGTTATATAATCCCGCTGTCCAATCCCAAGGAGATATATCTTTATCTTTTCTCAATTCATCAATATAATCATTCAATCTAGGAATATCACGAGGACCAGATGATGGATCTGCTTGATCTAACATTGTTGAATATAAAATACCTAAATCTAATTTTACATCAACAATTACTGGTCGTTGTAAATAAGAAATTACATTATCATCCCCACCCTTAACAACCGAGATACTTTTTACATATCCTGCAAATTCTTGAACAATTCCGGGCATTCTAAATTTACATAAATAAGGCCACTTATATGTTTCTCCATCTGCAGAATGAGGAACAACAAATAGAAGTAACATACTTAAAGGACCAACTATTCGATTATCATGCCACTCGACATTAGCAGGGTTTGGATTATATAATCTTATATTAACTGAATATGAAGGAGACATATCTGAAGATTTCCATACATCAGGAAAGTCTATTTTTGATCCTAATGCTAATTCCTCCATTGTCTTACCCATACTTCTTTGTTTACTTTCAATTTGGCCTTGCTTCATATTTAGGCCCCTGCCTATTGCACCTGAAAGATTTGTTGCTCCTTTTTTTATTCCTGTACCTATTGCATCCATTGCTCCGCCTGCGCCAGGTATATTCCCAATCATATCTTTTGCTGCACCTAATCCAGCTTTCATCCCTTCACTTCCACCAGCTGTAAATGATAAATCAGTTAATGTTTCACTGAATTGTTCAAACCCAGAATGTAATTGAGATTTACCAAATGTATTACTAAATTGTTCAGTAGGTGGATTTACTGCTAGGTGTGCAAACTTTATCCAGTTTCTTCCTGTATATGTGTAGTTTGGTCCAAGGGTTGCTAATCTTTTCATATATTTCTTCCATGCAGGTTTTAGCCTATAACCTTGTAAACTTAATGTGAATTCTGGAAGCATTGGTCTCATATATAAAATTGGCATTGTATCTATTACAAATTGTTGATGCTTAGAAGCAAAACCAGATATTTCTGTCGGAGTAGCTATCGGCGGAAGACCGATGATTTCATCAATTTGATTTGATCCTACTGCAAATGTTGGCATTTATTATGTCATCCTTCCTGATGTGATTCCAGCGATTGTATCACCATTTTCAAGAGCATTATATTCATTACCTCTACCACCACCACCTGAAACATTTGAACTTGAACTTGAACTTCGATTACTAGTATTTGCTACTGATGTGTTATTAACTGTTTGTGCTACAAATGATGCTCCATTAGCACTTGTATTTACTATCTTATCACCACTTTCTTCAGTTATTCTTCCAAGTTTTTCAAGACCTTCTTTAGTCATTCTTGTATCAAGCATTCCTTTTTCAGCTACTCTCATTTTTGTATCATTTAATAAGCTTACTCCTCTAGAATGTGGAGTTAAACTTCCACCTTCACCTATTAATTGTGCTAGTTCTAAAGTTTGTTCTGGACTCAATATCATTTCACCAGCGTGAGCTTTTACTCTAACAGGTTTACCTGGCTTACCTCTTACAAGTCCACCCAATGCAAATGTTTGAGTAACACCTTCCTTCAACATTTTTCTTCTTTCTTTATTTTCTTCAACAGCACGTTGGCTTTCTGATAATTTGCGTCCATGTTTGTCTCTCCATTGCCCATCTACCATTGATATTCCTGCACGTACTCTTGATTCTTGTACTCGACCTACTTTAGTTTGAAGTTTTGCTTTCTTGATTTCTATCTCGATCCACTCAATTTCTTTTTTGAGTTTCTTTTCTAATAGCGGATCTTCACCTTTTGCTTTTTTGAGGTCTTTCTTTTTATTTCTCGCTTTAGTTGTTAAGGTAGTTAAGTTATCAACTGCTTTTGCATCTTTTGGATCAATTGCAGGTTTATGAGTATTATCATAAACCCATTCACCAAGTGATTTTCCTCCGAGTGCAGCTGTGATTCCTTTATTAACTAAAGTACCAATTAAAGCACCTAATGCACCTGCTGCAAGTACAGCCAATGCTGGTCCTATTACTCCTGCAAGAGTAGTAGCGACTGAAGCTAAAGTACCACCACCTATAATTGATCCCATTATTCCTCCTGCAATAGTAGTAACCAGTCCTATGACAGGAGCTAATAAAGCTGATAGACCAGTAATTATAAATCCACCTACTGTAGTTAACATACCCATTATCCATTTTCCAGCTGCACGAGCTTTCTTCCATTTTCTAAACCATCTTTCTTCTTTCATTGCTTTCTTTTCTCGTCTTCGATGGATTACTTCATCATGTCGTTCATTTTTCTGGATAGAAACTAATTCAGACAATTTAGAATAAGTTTTATATTCAATACTATTTGTACCTTTACCGCCCATTACTTTTTGTTGAGCACTAGTTAATATTCTTTCTCCACCATGAGCAACTACTTTAGTAGCTTTACCAAATGCTCCAGCTACAATACCACCAGTAGCAAATCCTCTTTTCTGTTCAGGAATTGCAGCAGAACCCCAATCATCCATATCAAATCTTCTTCTACTAGCCCATTCAGCACCAGCCTTTAATGAACCAGCACCTTTCTTTAAACCTTCTTTTAAGAATCCACCCATACCTTTAGCAGATTTATAACTAGATTTAATCCCTTGTCCAAATGATTTTGCTTTACCTAATATACTAGTTTCTCCTCTTTCAGCTTTTTGAATTGCTTTCATCAGAGAATGATTTGTTTTATATTTTTTAGGATTAATACCATATCGTTTAGCAATCAACTCAAGATCTTTACGATCCTTTTGTTGTAGTATTGATGCAGGTGTTACTGTTCCTGCTGCGAATTTCCATATTGACGATATACCTTTTCCTATTGTAGAAAGACCTTTCCAAGTACGACCTATAATATTGCTTTCCCATCTTTGTTTACTTTGGATTTCTTTCATTAATTGCCATTGAGTCATTCCATCAGCATTTTTAATGCCATAATTATCTCTAGCAAGTTTTACTAAATCTCCATGTTGCATTCTAGCTAACATTTTTCTAGGAGTCCAATCACCAAATGCCCACTTGTATGAATTAAGCATCGTAGAACCAATTGATTTAAGACCGGTGTATGCTTTTCCCCAGATAGTAGTATTTATTCTTTGCTGTAATCTAATTGCTATTATTAAATCATTATTAGTTTTAAATTGATCTGGATTTTTAACACCCACTTCAAGAGCTAATATTTTCAAATTTGATTTATTTGATCTTCGAAGAACAGTTGATGGAGTAATATTATCACCAGCAAATATTTTATAAGTTGCTACACCAGAATCAATAATTGTTTTTCCTGTTTGTTTAAATGTTGCAGCTAATTTATAAAGAGGATCATTTGCTTGACGATGTCTAATTGCTCTAATCAATTCAGGAGTTTTTAATTTACTAGCATTCTTAACTCCTACACTACTAGCCAATGTTAATAATTGTAATCTGTTATTTTTTAGTAAAACTTTTCTAGGAGTCATTCCTAATGATTGATCCCATTTTTCACCAAAATGAGTTATATCATTATAAAGTGTTCTAAGAGCAGGAGCAATCCCCCATGAATATTTAGATTGTCTTTTTCTAATAGCCTTTACTAATCCCGCTTGATCTTTAATTCTTTCAGGTTTTTGAATACCATATGTTTTTGCAAGTGCATTAAGATCCAAACGAGATTTTACCATTAATATTTCGCCTGGAGTTTGTTCTTTATATATACCTTCAATCTTACGAAGTATTGACCAGCCTTTTTTAGGCATCCATTCTAGGTTACCTTCATTCCATTTTTTGAAACTGTTCTTCATTTGTTTTCCAACTTTACCCCAGAATGATTCTCCATCTTTTACACCAGCTATCATTTTCTGAAGTTTTTGAGGAGCCTTTAATATTGAATTAATTCCTCCCATCACAGCAGTAACTCCACCAATTACTCCTTTTGCAATTTTAGGAATACTGAGGATTGCTTTTTGAGAAAGTTTTGATCCAATTGTAAATACAGATGAAATTTTCTTTATCATAAATTTAGGAAGATCAATTGCTCCAAATTCAATTACTCGAAGTGGAACTTTCCATAAAGCATTAATTGTTTTTAATGCTCCTGTTGTCATTATTCCTGCTAGTCCATTTTTTAATAACCATTTAGGTATATCATACATAGCTAACTTGGACATATCTCTAATACCTGTAGCTACACCTTTAATTAAAAATTTAGGCAACTTCCAAAGAAGTATTTTTGCTAATGCTTTTGATCCTTGAATAGGAATATCTAATAGAAGTTTTTTGGCAATCGCTTTAAATGCTTCACCTGCAGTCAGTTTACCTTTTTGCCAATCATCGAGTTTACCTTTAACATCTTTATATTCTTTTTCAGCTTTTCCTTTAAGGTTACCAGTTACTCCACTTACAGTATTTTTCATATTAGTTGCTTTATCTTTTGCTGCAGCTTTATAATATGAAGCACCCTCACCTAACCAAGAACCTGTTACTGTTGATTTTGTTTTACCATATTTATCTCTTGCCCACTTTTGAGTTTTACCAACTGATTCGCCTGCCCATTTACCAGCTTTACCCATCCAACCTTTAGGTTGCATTGAGCCAATTCCAATTGAGGCACTTCCTGCTTTTTCTTCTGCTACATTTTTATAATATGAAGCCGCTCCACCCAACCAAGAATTTTTTACTTTCTTGCTTGCTTTAAGAGCAGCGCTAGTTGCAGCTTCAGATGATGACTCCATCGCAGTCTTAAATAATTTAGTCAACTGTTCAGGAGTAAATACCCATTCGCCCGCTTTTGCTTTTATAAGCATTTCTCCATCTTTATCTTTAGGAGCGCCTTTATCTTTAACTTTACCACCACCAGCAAATTTTTGTGTATCCCCTAATAAATCAGTAGTACCTTTAGGTTTTCCTTTATACCAAGCGGTACCTTGTCTGTACATATTAACAAAATCTCTAATACCAGAAGGTATAAATTCACTTTCCATGCCTTTAACAGTTTGTCTTTTTCTACTTGAAGCAGTATCTCCAGAAGGAGCCTTTGTACCACTAAAGTAATTTTCAATCCAAGAAAAACCTTCTCTTAGTACTCCATATATTGCAGCTGTATTTGTAGCAGTATCATTCATAGGAGAACTTGTATTAGAAAGTTCATTTGTCCATTTGGTAAATTTATTCTTTTTCTCTTTTGCTTTCTTGAATACTGAAGAAGTCATTTTGGTAATACTTACAATATTTCTCATTACCGGACTTCCTGAAAGCCCAGCTGACATTGCTTCACCTATTCTTGTACCTAATGGGATTTCTTTTTCACCAACTAATTGTTGACGAAGTAATCTTAACTCACGCCATGTTCTTTCTTGCCAATTAGAAATACCGTACATTTGTTCGCCACTAGATCCAAAGAATGCTCGGGCTCCTCTTCCGATTCCACCCATATCACTCATTTGTCTACCGCGTACTGATGAATCTTTTTGTGATGATTTTCCACCTTTACCATCACCTTCATCAAGCGACTGATAAATTCTCATTAATGTACTTAATTGAGCAACCTGGTAATCATCTTTACTTCTTAATTTAGAACGAATTTCTCTAGGTTTCTTTGCTTGAAATGCAAGAAATGAAAATTTAACATGTTTACCGCCACCAAATTCATCTCCACCAGCAGTAGATTCAACCTTAGGTTTTGGAGAAATTCTAGGGTCAACTTTCTTTCTTCTAGGTGCTTCTATAAGTCTCTTTTTCTTATCTCTTTCAAGGTTTTCTTTTTGTAAACCTATTAAGTCATCATAATTTTTTTGAGAATTTGCTATATTACTTTTAGCCTGTCCTGTTTTACTATTTTTATTTCTTTTTTGTTCTTTAATTATTTCACTAGTAGATTCACCCATATCAATAACAGAAGACATAAATTCATCTTGTTTAGTTTGATGTCGTTCAGATTCTTTTTCTTTTCGTTTTGCTAATATTTCTTTTCCTTTTTCTATCAATGATATAGGAATACCTTTAAGATCCTTATAAGCTTGAGTCTCGAGAAATTTTTCAGTAGCTTTTCCTGCCATAGGATTAAGCATTGAAGCAGCTGTTCTTGCTAATTTATGCTCATGCAAACCTAATTCGTTTTGAATTCCTCTACCAAATTCATGTGTATATTTAACTGGAACAGAAGCAGTCTTGCCTATTGTACTTGCAAGGGAATTGATAGATTCTCTAAGAGTACTTATTGCACCACGATTAACAGGTGCTTCATCTCCAAGATCAACTGTCTTGCTCCAATCTCTAGGGTTTGGCATTAGTATCCTCGTTTATTGATAAGTTTTAAATTTTTTATTTTTTAATGAATTTATAATTTTAAAATGTGTAGAATTTGGATGTTCTGAAGTTATACTTGCTATTTCACTAGGTACAAATAATTCTTGTATAAAAAGACTAGTTGATCTAGCTTTATAACCCGTTCGTTTATAAGCATTTAAACAACTTTTATAAAACATCCAATATGGTTCTGCTTGACTCGCAATTCCCATTGAATATTTCGATGGTTTATTCCAGAATACTTCAATAACTTCAAAGAATTCATCTATACGCATTTTAATTTCAGGATTTTCTAAAACCATTGCTTGTCTCGCAATGTTTTCAACAATTTTCTTATACTCGATAATAAATTTTTTAAAATCAATATGTCCATTTTTCCATTCAAATATTCTTGTTAAAAATTGAGCTTGTTTATCACATGATTCTTTTTTTACATTTATAGTATCAAAATAAAGATTCCAAAATTGTTGATACCACTCAATATATAATTTTTTAAATGCAGAATAATATGTATTCTTTATATTAAAAGCAGAAAAATGTTGGAGTTCATGTATTAATATTCTAGAGAATACACTTTCATCCATCCCATATGTATGCCACTGGTGATCAAATGTAGCGTATATTTTATTTGTTGCTGGAGTATAAAATGCTAATACAGCGGATTTTGTAACCAATTGAGTTTTTGTCTTTTCAATAAACCATCTAATAGCCCCACCTGATGTATAACACGGGAAAATTATTCCTCTATCAATCAAATCTTTTATTGTTTCTCTTATAGGAGATAATACTCTCGCATAATTTATTATATTAATAAACTCCTCTTGCAATTTATCTGAACTATATATTTTAAATCCTTCTACAGTCCCCGAATATTTAAGACCTGTTGGACTCGCTTTAGGTCTTAATTTTTCTTCTACATTCTGAATTGCCATATAAGAACCTTTTATTATTTGTTCTATTTCGTTAAATATTAGATTTCTTGCCAGTTCGATTTATACCCATTATACTGAAGGTATCTATTTTACCTGCCTGCCCTGCCTGCCCCATTTCATGTAAATTATCCTTCACATGCCTTCTTAAATGAGCATTAAGATTATCAACAGTTTTATGTTGAGTGAATTGACTATAATTATTTATTGTACCAACGCTTGCCGATTTTTGGAAATTAACAACATCATCATTATAAATAATTGTTTCCATTATATCATCAGCTAGTTCGGCGGTTGCAATAGTTTCAAATCCCATAGGAGGATCAAACTTTCTAACATATGAAAGAAATGCTAATGCCATAACTAAGTCATCATGAAATCCTGAATCAGCTTCTACCCTAACAGTTCTAGCTGTATTAACTTCAACTAAAGCAATCAATTCATGAACTAATCTTTCACTTTTTATCATATTAGGATTATCAACAACTGCAGAATAAAGTGCATCCATCATTAATGGTCGAGTTCTTGCATTGGTACTTAATCCTGTAACTAATGGACGTTTTGTAGTTTTACTTGAAAATACAGCTCGGCTTGATTTCTGTTGAGCATTTTGTTTTTTATGTTCTTCTTTCTGGACAAATAAATTGAATGAATCTTTAGAATGTCTTAATGTTTCAACTACTTGATTCCCATATGAATTATTTTCAATTATCATTAAATTATTAGGATATATTTTATTAATAGTATGAAGGACTTTACAAAATTCAAATACTTCTAATTTACCCGAAAATTCAGCGCATTGTTCAAAAGCCATCATATCAAATATTTCAATTGTTGATTTATCTGCTCCAGAAGCAGAAGCTGTATCAACACCTAATAAATAAAATTCTTGCATATTGAGAGGTTTCCACTGCCATAATTCTCCTCCTTGGAAGTTCATAACTGACATAGGTGAACAATGACACTTATTCAACTGATCAATTGTAGTAAGAGGTAACCATGAGTCAGTAGAGCCAAGGAATTCCATTTCCAACTCTTGTTTAATTCTACCTTGATCATTTTTAAGTAGTTTACATTGTGTAACATACCACTTAGGATCATCAGCAAAATCTGGAATATCTTTCCAATATAAAGTATTAGCTTTAAATAATGAATCTTCTTGTTTTGCTTCATCCCACATCTCAAAGAACCATTTACCTATACCCATTGTCCTATTCGGTGTTGATATAATCATTAACCCATAAGGAACACCTTGTTGTTCAGCGACTTTATGTGCTTTAAAGAGAGCCGGTGCAAATGATGTATAAGCATCATCAAGGTATTGTGTATGCGCTGCTTCATCAATAACAGCTATTGTAATTGATTTACCACGAAATACACCTTGAGGGTTGGATGCTGAGATTGATTCGGCATATAATTCAGACCCATTATCTAATGCAAATTGCTGTTCACTCTGTTTAACAAAGTCTGGTCTCATCCAGTCAGGTAATGCTTCAATAATTCTCATTACCTTTTTAGCAAAGTCGGTAGCTTCAGATCCTTTACGAGATATGATTCCTACAACAATATTCTTATGAAATACCATTGCCCAAGCACAATATATTTGAGATGCTGTACTTCCACCTGTTTGTCTAGTTTTAAGAAGCACTTCATAATGATTGGTAAGCAATGATCGAAGAAATTTCTTTTGTGGTTCATATAATATAGGAATCACAAAGGTACCAGACTGAGCTAATTTTACATATAGTTCAGCAAAGTGAAACATATCAGTTTTACATTTTTGATACTCGATCACCTTTTGCTTCACTTCAGGTGTTAGTGAAGACATCTTGATTCCTTTTTTTAAGTTATATATATTAATTTTTGATGGTATAAAATATTGGCGTAAATCCTTATTAATTTGTTCGGAGGATAATAATAACATGATAATCAAACTACTTTTAATGATTAAAAATTTAATACTTTTTATCACTGAATTAATTGAAAAACCAGAAAGAAAGGAAATTATGGTAAATACTAAAAAGAAAATGATCATGTATAATTTGGAGAGAATATCTAATCCTCTCCCAGTATATACAAATAAAATATTTAAAAAATATGCTGACTTGATTGATCAAAAAGTATATCTTGAATATGGAAATGATATTGCTACTATTAAAGTAGTTGGTAAGTTGATTAAAGATATTGATGAAGAAAAATCAGATACAAATAGGCAAAGGATATGGTGGGACCCACCTCGTGATGGTAAATGTTTACATATTATTTATCAAGTAACTCGAACTGAATTTTCTCCTTTAAGATTGAATCCTCCAGATATTAGAATATTAAGGAAGGCAACTGAAACCGAGATTATCTTTTGGAAGTTAGAAAAAGAAGATGTTGAACCAAAAGGTATGGCTCGAACATGGTAAACCCAAATTGAAAGGATTGATATGTCAACTAAACAGATAAACTTAACAGATGATCAGATATCTCAAATTTCAAAAGATACAAGTTTATTTTATATAAAATATTTTTGTGGAAAGATGAGTCAATTCTTTCGTGCTAAAATGAGTGATGTTAGAGTATGCCCAGATAAAAAAGGATCTATTGAAATTGATTGTGAATGTGGGATAACCCATAAAATACAAACAAAATAAAAAATGGGGGGATGACAAATGTTTTTAAATGGTCAAATTGAAAACAAAACAGGGGAAAGATGGAAAAAGGGTACATTAATTGTTTTACGAGTAACTCCTGATCCTAAGTCAACAAATTTAGGATTTGCACCTGCTTTTTTCAAAGAAGATAAATATCTTGCAAACAAATCATCTATCCGGGTATTCAGAATGTCAAATATTCATAAATTTGAATTATTTGATAAAGAAGATTATGAAATTGAAACAGGAAGGATAAATGTAGTTCCAGCAAAGAAAACTAAACGAGATCAATCATACATATATGTTAACTGCGAAATAGTACGAAAAATTGAAACTACGAGTTGGAGAGTTGATCTTACAAACAATATAGCTATTGAAAATATAAGAAGTGGTGAATCATATGTAACAACAGGCGAAAAAGTACCACTTACCCATGAACTAAAACTATTCAGATATCCTAAAATTGAAAAACTTATACATGTTGTAGTAGTCAAATTTCAAACAAAAAAGGGTGAACTTATCAAGATGCGTGTAATTGGATCTGAAACATTTGATCATCATGCATCTAATATGATATCCGTATGGAAAGGGTTTTCAATTAATTCAATAATGAAACGTATTAAATCACTTCCTGTATTACCAGATGATGAAATATTATATCAAGAAGCAAATAAATTTAAATCTGATATAATACATGAACCACAAAAAATAATGTTTTTTTAAAAAGGAATTAACTAAAAAGACCATCTCATTATGGGGTGGTTTTTTTTTTTGTACTTAATTTACTGGAGGTGGAGTTTTACTTCTTACTGTTCTCATTAATGTCATATTACATATAGTATCCCATTGATCTCCCTGTTTTACCCATATAATATCAGAGTTTCTCATTATATATTTTCCTTGATAATCTACATATTCTGCAACTGCTGGTTCGAATTGAACACAACTACCTACTTTAACTAAATTTGTTATTCGTAGATTATGTTCAAGGGTAATACCTATTGATATATTATTTTTCATTTGATCAGCCATACGTGAAGATAAATGAGCTTCACCGTAAGGAGCATTATATGCTTGTCCTTTAAGATTGATACAAAAATGTTTCTCTATTTCTTTTAATTTAGGATTAAAAGTTAATACTTTATTTTCACTAGTTCCTTCTGTTTTAACAATATCATCCATTGTAAAATGAACATGATCATATAACTCATCTTCAGGATGAATTATTTGTGTTTTATCATATCTATTTTTTATAATATTTGAATTAGCATAATTTAATGTTTTAATTGATCTGATGGTATAAAAATTTAAATCATCTACGCATAATTCAACAATTTTATTTTTCTTACTTCCGCCATCAACTGGCATTTGCCAAATAGTAGCTACAGCATTATCATTCATTATTTGAGTAAGATCCCACAATTTAAGAGACGGTGTCCCGGAAGGAAAATCAATTGTACAATATTTAAATAATGGACCATAATATATTCCATATTTTTCATTTATAAAATCAATCATTCGACTAACAGACATAGGAGGAATAATAACTTGATCAATAGTATGATCATTAATATTTCTGAAATCAATAGCAACTTTAGGATTTGTTATTCCTATTTCAGATAATGCATCTTCTATTAATGATATTGGATTCAATGAAGCTGGTTCTTCATTTAAATAATTAATATGTTTACTCATTATCATATAACAATCTTCAACAAGACATGTTAACATGACATTATAATATACCTGATCAGTAGTTTCTGAAACTTGTGTTTTAGGAGAAAGATCTAAATTAGATTGTAAATATAAAAGTTTAAATACTGTGATTTCTTTTGGGATATTATCTTCACCTCTTAATTCAATTGATAAAGTTAATGCTGTTTGACCAAATATATCATTTTTTATAATATTAGCATTATCTAATAACAATGTTAATGTTACAATTGGATAAATCGAATGAATTGAATTAGTCATTCTTACTTTATTTATAAATTTATTTAAATCAACCCCATTGTCAGCTTTGAGTCCAATTACATATCTTGGGCCTTGTGTATTCGGTTGTTGTTCAGCCATAATTTATCCAATCATTGTACAAAAAAAGAGTAGTAAAATACCTACTCTTTTTATTAATTTAATTACTTTTTAAATTAATGATATTCGTAATTTCCTTTACAATATCATCAACAGCAGCTTTGTCTTTTCCTTTTAATTTGCTCACCATAACTTCTTGGACAGTAAGGATTGCTTCTTTAAGCGTCCCTTCCTTGTCTTGTGCAGTTTGTTCTTTAATTTTTGCGTCTCGAGCCATTGGACAACTACCTGGTCTCATGAGAGGATGAATCATCCCACATTCTGGACATTTCTGCATATCAATAATCTCCTTTTTAATATTTGTTCAGGAGATTACTTTTGGTTTACATATTATCACTACCAGTACCATCAGTATTAAAACTACGATTAAAACTCGAAATTGCAGATGTTGTTCCTCTTTGTGAGTTATATGTTCCAGTCCATGAATTATGCCAATCAGTAGTAGGTGGTAATTCACTCATTAAATTTCTACTACCCCAAATTATCCATTCTCCATTAAATTTTTTTACTCTTACTCTATTATCAAACCAAGCATATGTATAATTAATAATAAGAGATGGATGTATTAAATAAGATTCTGGGATAGGTTCATCTTTAGTTTGACTAGTTTTAGGAGCACTTGCATCTAAAACATATGCGACTTTCTTTTTAAATTGTTTTTTGGAATTAATACCATTAAAATTAATTCCACTTGAAATATGACGATTCATTGAGGGATGACCATCACTAAATTTCATCCCTAAATAATTTCTTCTTCCAAGATTTTCAGGATTACCTATCCAAAATATAGCCGAAGTAGACATTTATATACTCCTTTCTACAATAAGCTATAATGTTATTGTTAGTTATCTTCTTGGGGTTCTATCCATTGATCTTCTTATAGAAGGATCCCAAGGAGTCCTGTCTCCCCACATTTTCCAATAAAGATTAAATTTTTGAACAAATACTTTATTGTTATACCAAATGTATGTAAATTCAGTTCTTCTTGGATCCCACTTATAAATATATTCTGTTGGTAACCAAAATTCTTCTGGTTTATTTGAATAAATCTCTTTTACTCTTCTTTTGAATTCATTTTTGGTCTTGATTCCATCCAGATAAATTCCATATCCAGAATTATCATGAGTGGTTGGGTAACCATCAAATTGCTTATTACCCAACCAATTACTTCTTCCTGGATCATCTGGGCATCCTATCCAAAATGTTGCTATTGTTCCTGACATTTATGCACCTTTCTTAAAAGGGATCATCATGCGGGTCACCACGGTATCCACGATCTTCTGGGGGATCTTCATTAAGAAGTTCTCTAGCTCTAATTTCTCGAACTGGACGACGTTCTATAATTCTTATCGGTCCTCTTGAAGGTCCTGTCCAAGGAGTTCTGTCTCCCCATTCTTTCCAACCTTGGTTGAATTTTTGGATTTGAACTTTTCCACCAAACCACGCATAAGTATAATTAACTTCATTAGGTAAGTGATCACAGAAATGTAACTGTTCCACTTTATATAGTGCTGATGTAGGTGACACAAAGTTTGTAGTTCCTCTTTGTATCTCTTTTACTCTTCTTTTAAATTGATTCTTGGTCGTTACACCGCCAAAATTAAGTGAGTTAGATCTTGAAGAATGTGTCCGTGGATAACCACTAATTTTTTTCATTCCTAACCAATTACTTCTAGCGGGATTTTCTGGGTTACCAACCCAAAAAGAACCTTTTGTACCCATAAAACTCCTTTATTTATTAATTAAATATTTTTTCCAATAGTATACTTACCCAATTAACAATAAATACTCCTCCAACTAAAGCCAACAGAACAATTGAAATTAAAATTTTAATCCACTTATCAATTTTATTCCCATTTTGAGATTCTTGTTTCATTGGAATTACCCTTTCTATAAGGGTTTAAACTACTTCTTGCATTTTTAAACTTGTCATATCAATTGCTATTTGACTTCCTTCAGGAATTGTTAATCCAAATATATTCTCCCATATAGCAGGTCGTATATAATCAGTATCAATATCAGGTGCATTCCAACCGACCATACAATTTCCTCTTCTGTCAAGAAATTGATTTGCTCGTTTATTAGTCACTACATAATCCACTTCTCTATGAGACAAAGGATTATACATACAACGATGTACATATAATATACGACGTTTAGATCGTATCATGTCTGTTGATTTGTCGATAAATTTTTCATTATCAACTTGAGTACCTTGTATCTGGCATAAGTTTAATATTTGATATTTAACATCTTTGACAGATACTTTTACTAATATATTATTTTGGATTCTGAAGCCTGTTTTCTTTTGAAATTCATCTTTGCAGAATTTAGTATTATATTGTGGAAAATCAGTTTCTCTAGAAAATCTCCACATATTTCTAAAAACGCTTTTCAATTTATGTGATGCTAACATATAAGTATCAGGCGTTGAAACCATATAAAAATAACCACGATGTCTTTTGGTTTTTGGAGTAATATCCATTTTATAATATCCTTTTTTAAGTATTATTTTTTCTTATTGTCGAAATGCAATTTTACTAATTGCTCTTCTGTTATTATTGACTTTCCTAAATCAATAGCCTTTTTATATTTACCTTTATCCGATGGCTCATTTGCTACCAGATGATCAGCTGATCCAATTGAAGTATGTCTACCCCCATTTTGCTCAAGCCAATTTATAATTTCTTTTCGGGGTCTTGATAAGGATCCTGTAAATTCAAATTTAAGACCACTTAAAGTTCCACCTTCTTGAACTTTAGTATTCAATCCTAATTCAGATAATTCCTGCAGTAAATCCTTACTCTCTCTTAAACCAACAAGTAATGTTACTGCTCGTTTAGCACCTACTCCTTTTATTTTCACAAGTTTTTCTACACCTAAAGGATCATCTGCTAAATTAATCAATTGATTAAATGTAAAATTATCTAACATCAATTTAGACAAGGTCCCTCCAAACCCATGTATACCTAATGATGCTAACAATTTATCAGGAGTTGTTTCTTTTGTATCCTGAATTCTTTTTATAAAATCCTTAGTTGAATTTTTGCCCCATCCCTCTAATTTCAATATGTCATCTTCTTTTAATTTATATACATCAGTAATGTTATTACATTTTAAAGAAGATATCATTTTCTCACTGAAAAATTCTAATCCCAGTTGCAGAAAGAAATGAGCAATTTTCTTTTGTATAACAGGTGGGCATTTAGAGTTAGTACATTCAATATGGACTTCTGTAGCATCCCATTTAACAGGACTATCACAAGTTGGGCATTTCGTAGGGATATCCACAATATCGCTTGCATTAATTACTTCTTCGATATAGGGAATAACATCACCCGAACGACATACCTTTATTGTAGCAGCCAAACCTAAACCTTTATCTTTTACAAATTTTGCATTAAATGCAGTACATTTACCTATTGTTACTCCACCCAAATCTACAGGATCAATATACACAAGAGGAATTATTTTTGCTGTTCGTGATACATTCCACTCGATCCATGTGATATATGTTTCAGCAATTTGCTTATTAAATTTAAAAGCAATTTTTGCTTCCGGAAATTTAACATTTTCAACAATACTGTTATTAATACCTATAACAATACCATCTTTATCATATGAAGTTTCTTCAGCAATCATTTCTTCTGCTGTAGGAACTACAATCAATCTATCAGATATATATCTAAAAGGAACAGTAGGAATTAAATGGTTCATAATTCCCATTCTCCACAATTCATTTCCTGCCTTTGGTGCATCTCTCCATCCGTGCATAAGTACCATAATATGCTCAAGATTTTTTCCATCTTCTCGATGTATAATACCAGACACAGCATTCCTTCTATTTTTATATCCTAACTCAGCAGGATCACAATCAAGAAGCATTTCACCTGTAAATAGTTTTTCCTTAGGAAGCTCCCTCAAGTTTGTTGGTAGTGTATGCTCAGTAAGTTTTTGAGCAAGAAATACTTTTGCTTTTTCTGTAATATTCTCACCCACACTCCCATCACCTCTCAACCAGGCAACTTCACAATCTAAATCTTGATATCGAGCCATTATACCAACTCCATCAAGTTTATATGACAAAATATATCCTCCTGAATTAGAATATTTTGCTAACCATGCCTCAATATCTACAGCTGTCTTATTCCTAAGACTACCCATTGTAACAGGAAGTATTTCTTTATTCCTTTTAGATATTGATCCTACATTAGTAAGAAAATCATGATCAGGACATTCAACCTTTAACATATTCCTATAATGATCATAAACTTCATCTGGTACTTGAGGAAATCCCAAACCAAATGCTTCTGTCCACTCTTGTAAAATTCCAGCTAATTCATCAATTGTGTCAAACTGTAAATCAAACAATTCTGCCATATCAATCCTCCTCTGATTTTAAACAACTACAAATAAATTCAGTTTTAAAATCACCACCGAATTTTTCATTAGTAATATCCAAATCAACTAAATTATGTTCTATAAATTCTGAAAGTGTATTAGTATCAACAACTTTTTTAAATATATTTCTTAATCTAATTTTATAATTATTTTTATTATAAATCATAATCATTGCACATAAAGGAATTAATACTTCACTGCTCGTTACATTTGGCATATGATTATAATTTTCGTTTTCCCATTTATTTATAATATCATTTGTAAATGATATGTATTTTTCGTATTGGTTTCCAATTGTTTTAAACTCAATAGTAATATATCTAAATAGTTTAAAACACCTTGAAATAGTATTAAATTTGTTTATATAAAAATTATTATAATTATTGACATCAATTTTATTTTTCATATCAAATAATATAAATTTGAGTAATGTATTTAAATAATTTAACAAATTATAATTATCACATGATATGGGTATTGTCATCCCTACTATTTCTAATTTGTTAAATTTAGTATGAATCTTTATATTTTTTGTTTCAAAACACATTTTATTTATAACATAATTAAAATGTATTAATGATTTTTTATTAATAGGAGTTGGACATATAAGACTAGTTGATTTATTATCCATTATAGTAAAATTATTTCTTGATATTGATATAATCACATTACTTTCTTGGATCAATATCTGCCTCCTTATCTAAATTTTAACTAAAAGACCCAAGGGGAAATATGTTTATCCCCTCGGGTCTAGATACTATTTGGCTACTTGTTCTTCTACTACAACTTCTTCAGGTATTTTACTATCAACAGCTTTTGTTAAAATATCATGAGTTTTTTGTACTGTCTTTATAATCTTTGAGACAGTATTAGAAATATACTTTCTGGATGTTGCTTCATAAGCAATATTTCTAGACTCCCCAAATGTATAACTCAAAATATAACTAAGATAATAAAAGTTCTGAAATTCTTCATCCAATTCTTCCCAACATGAAATAATTCTTTTCATGGCTTTCCTTGGAAATGTTGGATTGTCTTTTCCCATTTTAACGATAAATCCCTTAGGAACAGGTATCGATTTATAATGAGCTATCTTGTCGGCAATACTTTTCTTAACATCTGATACTTCCTGATAAGATATAGCAAGTTTCTTATCGTGGATGAGAGATGAACTAAATTCATTTAACAGAATTGTATTGTTAATTGCCAACGGGTTGATATTACGATTCCGTTCACCATTTTTCAAAGGAATTAAATTGGTAAAGAAACCATAACTCAAAGTCATTCTACGAGAACCAGCCATTGAATTTATAACATTGAAACTCAATGCTGTTTTCTCGTCTATCTCATCAATGTTGATATCAGTAAGAAGTCCAAACAATATTTTGTTTGTAGCTCCTACTTCAGCAATTTCCATCTGAAAATCCTGTAACAGAAAAGATGCAGATATGTCTGCGAGATTTATAAAAACTCTTGGTTTACCTATTTTCTTTCCACCAAGTGCTCTTTGAATCCCATTGACACAATCCTCAGTTTTCAGTATTGAATAATCATTTGAAAGAATTCCTTTGATAACACGGAATTCTGATGAGTGTTCCCCTTTAAGAAAAAGATTCCATTGATTAGTTGGTTTATTATCAGGATCAATAATTCTCTGATAATACCAAGTCCTCCCGAAATCAGTTACTGATAATCCATTTTCTTCAAGGGCGCCAAGATTGGTAATATCCAACATAAAATCTAATCTCGCTTCCTATGAAATGTTTGTTAGGTTTGTTGAACCATGGGATTGTCAAAATTATCCGCATAATTCTCAATAATCAACTGTCCGTTTGATATCCCCTTAGCAAGTCTGAAATCAAACCCTTCCATTATCATTTCGGCCACTTTTCTTTCTTGTGGGCCAGTATCTAACATTGTAATGATTATAGGAATCTTATCCTCCTTAGTACCACCAATAAGTTTCCAAGCATCTTTCATTCCACTTTGGAATGTTTTAAGTATTTCATCACCGCCGATTCGTATAATTTTTTGTATGTATCTAGCTACATCCGGATATAATGTGACCGTACCATATGTAGGTCGTCTTTGAGGATTTGCATTATTCATTAACTTAATCGCATGAAACTCCTGTCCCGAGGGGATATCATCCGAAAGTAGGTGCAATCCTTTTACATCTGCCATCCAAAAATAGTCGTATTGTTTCATTTTAACTCCTTAAGAAAATAACATTTCCTTTATGATGAAATCTTATTTGCTTTAGTTTATCAGACTCCAATGAAATATGATTGCTATATACAGCATCATCTTTCCATATGAAATCTAATCGTACATTGTTGTATTTTCTGTTATAGCCTACTCTAACAACTTTGAATTCTCCAAATTTAATTGTCATATCTGGTAAGTGTATACTTTTACCCAATCTCTTAATGAAATTACGATCCAATCTTTTACTTGTTGGATTTTCTTCATACCACTCTTCCTGACCTAAAAAGCTATCAAGAAATTCATATGACCCTTTTTTATTTGGTTGGTTAAGATAATGTTCAATTGTAGATAAGACTAAAACAGTAGGATAATGATCACACTTCAACTCTGCTAACTTCAAGAGTATGAAATTTCTCATTTATCTAAAACCTTTCCTTTAAGAATTTTAATTTTATCAGCAGGTAATAAAATTCTATCTAATATTTGATTAATATCAATATTTCTTTTTGCCCCTTCTATAAGATGTTTAGGAATATGTGGGATATAATCACCTTCAATTTCATAAAACATTCTAGGATCACCTTTCATCCCTGCCATCTTTGCTCCCCAATAACTCAGGAGTCCTGATCCACATGCTGGTATTCCATCCTTCGCACAATTATATGGGATACCATGTCTAACAATAGGTCTATCACATGAAATTGTATTTGATATGACATCTTCAAATCCCAGAGCTTGTACTAATAACCACTGTTCACTTTTCATCAAATTACTTAAACAATATAAAGGTTTAAACCTATCCCCACACAATGTTCCATATTTGACAAAGCTTAAAAATGATCTTAAGAAATCCTCAGAATTATCAGGATAAGTTCCTGACTCAGTAAGATTAAGAAATCCACCCAAAACATTTACTGTTCCGTAATCGTATTTCATAACTAAACTTTCAGCTAAAGTAGCCATGACAGTAACAAACATCATATTTCTTCCAGGTACCCATGCTTCAGTTGTTTTTAAAGCTATTGGTGTTCCTGTTCTTATTGGAAGACTATCATCCATAAGCATTGATGTTTCTTTTGATTCACATTCCTTATACACATTTTCTAAATCAAATATTTTCAAAGGAACATTCATGTATTTACAAGACTTCTTTATTGCTATTTCTTCTGCTTCTTGACCTCTGTGACCATATTTAAAATGGACAGCTACAACATCTTTATATCCAGCAGCTTTTAATGTTGCAAGTGTTAAAGTTGAATCAAGACCACCTGAGCAAGCTACAAGGCATAATTCATCTTTTTCCTCAAGTGTTTTTATTGAATCCCATGTTGCTGTTTTAAATCTTGG